TCACCACAAAGGTTGAGCTAGTGTTAGAGGTCACCGCGGTCTCCGCGTAGCCAACCTTTATCACCGCCTTACTGGGTCCGGTGCCTGCCGCGAATGACAAACTCGTCGTGAACGCGTCAATCGTGTCCTCAGTGCCGGTAAATATAAAGTTCTGTCCGTTGTATGCGTTTGCTATGATGCCGCGTGCAATCCCGTACTTGTCCAAGAACATGCGCGAGTACCCGCCAATCTTACGCGGCGTGCCACGCTGAAACCGGTTCCACAATCCGTCGGTGCACTCGCGGGACTCAAATGTCGTGCCGTCCCGCTTGATCCCCGGTTGGAGACCTAATGTGTAAACAACCGAGAGGTTCTCGTCCGCCATTAGAATGTGCCGCCGCTGATAAGGCCGGCCTTAACCTCGCCGGTGAACGTTGTCTTTGGCGCCAGTGCGTTAGTGTTGTCTATGATCATCATGTCCGTGCTACCCGCGGATATTGCGGGTCTGCTCGTGGCTTTCAGGTACATGCCGGTGTTGGTGTCGTTTGAGAATGAGAAGGACGGAGCCGCCGTTGTGCCGTTCACCGCGTAGTAGATGTAGATCCAGGCTTGTGTAAGCAAGAACGCGTTCGTGCCGCTCGTCAGAATAATCGCGGAGGATCCGTTGGCAATCTGAATCGGTGGCAGCGCGGTTCCGGTCACCTCAACGTTGACGTCGTAGGACGATTGCCCGGTCTGGTTGCTGATGATGTACATCTGCGTGATCGCCGGCAGGACAACGTCCAGGTCTACGGTTCGCGTTCCTGAGAGCGCCACATACGTTTGTATCGTTGGCGCGTACGTTGTCAGATCCAGGGTGTTGCCCACGATGCTATCAACGTCGTACGTCGCCGCGGTGAAGGACACGTCAACCTGGCGTGGCAGTCCTACCGTGAAGAAGTTGCCGGTGGCGAAGTCTAGTATGACCACGGCGGAGTCTGACGGGTACATGCTCAGACTGCTGAGCCCGTTGATTGTCTTGGTGGCAGGCGGTGTTATAACCACTGACCCGGTGCCACTGTTACGAATGTTAACGAACCAGCCAGTGTTTGCCGTGGCCGTGCTTGGCAGTGTGATCGTGCCCGCGCCACCGTTCCACACGTAGGTGGCGGATCGGTTGTTCTCGGTGAGCGTTGTGTTTGTTGAGATCTGAACCACCTGCGATCCGGTAGCCAGTCGGCCGAGGATGTCGACCAAGCCATTACCAACCAGGGTGGCGGCGTCCGCGGCGGATGTGCCTGCGCCGAAGGTTACGTTCTCGTAGGTGCCGGCGTCTGTGGTGTTGTCCGACAGGTACACGTAGCGTGACTCGCCCGCCAAGATCTCAATGGCCTGAAAGCCGTCGATGTCCTCAACGAAGAAGCTATCCGCTCCCAGGTTACGGAAGAGGATGTCCGTGCCGGTTGATCCTTGGCTACCGGGTGGCAGCGTGACAACCCAACCCGCGGCGTCCGGCGTGCAGTCCATGATCCGCGATGCGGCGACGGTGCCATCTCCGGGGACTGTGTACGGGGGCCAAGACAGTGTGACGTTATCTTCAATCGCTAGCGCGGTGTAGCTTACGTCTGTGGGCTGTACCACGTCCCCGGTAAAAGGCGATGTAAATGTAGGCATTATTGTGGCTCCTGAACGGCTGTGTTCCTGTCGATCCTACGGGAGGCGTCTTCTTTTGTTAGCGCACCCATTGAGTTATTGTAGAGCTGCGTCCAAATCTGTAACTTGTCTGGGCTCTTGAGGTACGGTTGCGCTTGTAGTAGTGAACCAAACAAGAGAGCCTGTGGAGCCTCCCGCGTTATTAGGTTCTCTTGGTTGTCGTCCGCGAGTGGTTGCACCCGGTTGTAGTAAATTATTTCTACAGAGTACTGATCGTCTGGTATGGGCGCAAACGCCCAATGGTTGTAGTCGTAGTCTGAGTAGTACTTTGGCTGCCCGCTTGCTAACTCATTCTGTGCTTGGGCTACATAGTCCTGACCGCGCAACAGAACTGGCTGACCGTTGATTTTCATTGAGACGGTCTTTCTCCAACGGGCTGGCTTCTCCAAGGTTGCGCCCTGAGAGCCGGAAAGCAAAGTAGTTTCTACGACAACCAATTCCCAAAGTGTTTTTACTTGCGCCGCAATCTCTTGTTCGGCAAGCATAATCATTCTCGGGATCTGCTCTACAAATGACTGATCGTCGCGCTCAGAGTACCGGATGATGTCCTGTATGAGCGTGTCATAGGTCAACACTGCTGCTGGCATGGTTACCTCGTGTAGTATGAAACGTTAGGAGTTAACATCACCGGCGACTTATCGCGCTCCTCAGCCTCGGCCTGTGTCAGCCAGTAGTTGGCCTGACCATCAAGGTACTGAATTCGCCCAAGATCAACTCCAGGGAGTTGCAGTGACATCTGGTGTGATAACATCTTTTGCACCGCCGCTATCCAACGGTTGGGGACATACAGTTGATTTGACAGATCTCCCACATCTTCAATTTGTTTTTCAATCACTAACTGAAATACTTGGAAGTCATTGTTTGGTATCGGCCACACATACATCTGCGGGTTGATCTGACGATCAAACCAATACTGCAAGGAGCGGTCGCTCTCAAACTGTTTATTTGGTAGGTTCCAGTAGTCGTCACGGTTTAGTCGTGCGAGAGGGATGTCTTGCTGCGTATAAGAAAAAGAAAGGGCACGTAATGAGAACGTTGTGTTGCCGGTGTTACGAATGCGGAAGTTGTTGTGACCGGGGCTTGGGTCTACCGGAAAGTAGTACCACTCTGAGTCTGCAAGCGTTACCGTAGGTAATGTGTATCTTAGCGTCCAAGTAACCCCGTCCTCGCTGGTCTCATATACTAGGTTCAGCGTCTGCGCGCCGTATGAGTTAAACCCAACTTGGTAGATACGCTGAGCTGATCCATAGTTAGCGCCGAACCAATTATTTTGTAATGTTGACGTACCGAAGGTTACCAAATTGTTGTCGAACAGGTTTGGCGCGGTGGAGTTGCTCGCGGGTAGCGCCGCAGAGATTGCGGGCGTCACTAAATAGCGCCAGTTTGCCTCACGCACATCCACCGTGCCCTCCGGCAGTTGGATTATAGTCTGATCCTTGACCGTGCCCGCAAGATAAGTTTGTAGCATCCACAGGTTAACGCCTCGGTTTGAAAGGTTCTGCAGGATGTAGAAGAGCGCAAGCTTGCCCGCCTCAACGTACTCAGGCGTCTGCTCCTCCGCGGGCTTTCCAGCCTCACGGAAGGCAAACTCAATCATCTGCGCTACATTTACCTTGGTTTGGTTTGTGGTGCCTGAGTAGGCCATTACTTATCTCCCGCGTCCACTCGTCCGCTTTGGTGCGCTTGACTTAACGCGCGATGGCAGATTCTTCTGCGCCTTGCCTGCGGCAACAAACTCCTTGCCGACCTTCTTTGGGATGCCAAGGGTAGACTTACCCTCGGCTGCGGCATACATCGCGCCAAGTTGTGCCTTTGACTTGATTGGCATCTTAGTATGCCTTACCACCGGAGCAGTAATTACCAATCGCTTGCAGTCCGCGCATTAGGCTTTGCTTATCCATGTCATTCATTGCGCCCATGCCTTGTGCGCTTGGGTTTCCAAGTGCCGAAGACGGCGCGCTCATTGTCCCAACGCCCTGACCGAACACTTGCCCTCCGGGAGCAAACGCAGGCATCGCTTGGGGTGGCGCGTCCATGGGCGCGCTAGGTGCCGTTGCCATAGCCGGAGCGACCTCCTCAACCACCGTCGTTGTCTCAACCACGGGCTTCATCTTCTTGGTCTTAGCGATTGCTTTCTTGTCGCTCTTGTCTTTCTTCATGCCCACGGCTTTACTGTCATACCGTTTGGCTGTGCCAGTTTCCTTCTTGGATCGTCCGCCATTCTTTAACTTGATCTCAGTCTTTGGCTCGCCCTTGTGCTGCTTTGCCTCATGCTGACCCACGGCCTTCTTGATCATCTTCTTGTCTTTGGAGATGTCCTTCTTCTCCTCAGAGCGCTCCTCTTTCTTCATTTCCTTTTTGGAGACGTAGCCGCCCTCCTTGAAACAAGGCAGGTCGCACTTCATCTTTGGGTTTGCTTTGAATCCTTCCATAATACCTCTCCTTACTTTTGTAATCCAGTTAAATAGACCGTGCGGCCGTCCTTTTTTACTGCTGTCAGTGCTTCATTCTTTAGCTTGCTCGGGTCGTACGAGACGTGCACCCAACCAGAGTCTGGCACGCCCTGCGTGTAGAACTCCAGGATAACCTGCGTAAACTTCAGGTTGTCGGCGATCCACTTCGCGAGCTCGTAGTTAGACACGCCAGGAATCTCAATGTCCGCGGCCTGTCCCTTGCAGTGATCCGATGTGGGGCTGCCACCAACCGCCTGGTTAACGGCGGGCGCGCGGAACCCGGAGTTGCACTTGACGCCCCTCTTGAAGTGATCGCGGACGGGCTGTAGCACGTTCTGCGCGAGCGCCATGAGCGCCTGGATCTGCTCCTCGTTTGGCGTGTTGTCGATGCCGTGACGCAGCGCGGCCTCGCTCTTCGTCATCTCGGACAGGGTGAAGTTTGGCGAGAGGTTCATCGCTTAGACCACCCCGCGGTTATGCGTGTACCAAACAAAAAACCAAACGCGATGTTCGCAGCCTCTAGCGCGATCGTCTGTATCTTGGCGTCTAGCCCCGGTATGAAGATTGACACGATGCCCGCGGCGATCACGCCAAGCGCGCCAATGTACCGGCTAGACGCTCTGAGGTCTACCACCCACTGGCTCGGGTTGCCGAAGGGATTATCCAGCTTGGCCAGGGCCTCGAGCTTTGACACCTCTGCCTGGTCGAGCTGGATAATCTCCGCGACGCTGGTGGGCTTCGCGCCGCCAGAGAACTTTGTGACTACTTGCTTGATCGCCTCGGCGCCTATTGGAACCAGGGCGCCTACGATTGTCTCAACTATCACTTGTCTGCCTTGTCTTCGAGCTTGTCGAATATGCGGATGAGCATGCTCTTGATCTCGTCAATGTCGCGCTTGAAGTCGTCCTTGGTGACGTATATCAGCGGCAGCTCCGCGATACGATCCTCAATGCGGATGATTGACTTGGAGAGGCTGTTCAGCACCCAACCACCAAAGAAGCCGGCCAAGCCGATCGCTATGTTAATTAGGTCCTGTGATTCCATCTGATTCCTTTTGTTTCAGCTGTTGTGATAGTTCGAATAGGGTGGCCTCCTCCTTGATCTTGGCGATCATCTGGTACACCTCGGAGTATGGCCGGTTGGATAGGTAGAACAGCACCTCATTGATCGTGTCTACGGATAGCTCGTACTTGGTAATCATGGCTGGTACGTGATCTCAAAGGTTGAGGTGTTGTAGTACAGCGCCCTCATCGTACCGGAAACGGTTTCGCTGCGGATGGGTCGCACGAAGAATCTGCTAGTGCCGTTGGCGTTTAGAGCGGAGGAGCTTGCGTTGAGAACGATGGAGTTGTTGTTGCCGTTAGAGCTCGCGTCTTTTCCAATGGCGATTGAGTTGGTTCCGTTTGAGGTTGCGTTCTCTCCTATCGAAATAGACGACGTTCCTTGTGCCCTGGAGAGCTTTCCTATGCTTATCGATTGGGCTCCAATCGGGCCGAAGGGTCCTGTCACCCCGGCCCCGTTGCCGATCGCTATGGAGTCGGTGTTCTGCTCTGTGCCGGCGTTTAATCCAATAGAGATAGCATTGCTCGCGGTTGAGACACTTCCAGATCCGGTTCCGATGGCGATGGGGTTTGTGTACACCGCGCCGGTCGCTGTAATCGCCCAGTTTGCGTAGGTGCCTGAGCCTCCAATGTATGAGACGCTAAGTACCAGGGTTGTTGTTGAGAATGATGTGATCGTCCCTGCCATGAAGATGGTGGGGTCTAGTACGTAAAACACCCG